TAGCTTCATTAATTAAAGATATTGATGTGGAAATTTGTGAGAGGAACTTTAATCTAAAAGAAATATATTTCAAGAGTGCCGGATCCAATAATGATGAAGTCTGTTTTCCACTATTGATAGAAATCTTACATAAACGATTGACACTTCAAGAACATATTCACAAAGAAATGAATATTATCTATTTTGATATATTATACCATATTTCCGAAAATTTATTACCAGAAATAAGAAAAATGTCTAAATATTTGTGTAATATAGATGTTATAAGTAATAAAGCACATGTATCCAAAAAATATAACTACGTGAAACCAATTATTCAGGATAATGATCACTCCTTTGTAAAAGCGTCAAATATGCGTCATTGTTTAATTGAACAATTGATAGATAATACATATGTACCCAATGATGTATGTCTAGGCATTGATGGTCAAAATGGTATTTTATTATATGGTACAAATGCTGTCGGTAAAACAAGTTATATTAGAGCAATTGGTATTTGTATTATACTTGCCCAATGTGGTATGTATGTACCTTGTTCGGAATTTATTTATAATCCATATGAATCCATTTTTTCTCGTATTCTTGGTAATGATAATCTATTCAAAGGTATGTCGACTTTTGCTGTGGAAATATCCGAATTACGTGTAATATTGCGTATGGCAAACGCAAATAGTCTCATTTTGGGCGACGAAGTATGTAGCGGTACTGAAACCGAAAGTGCTCTTAGTATCTTTATGTCAGCATTAATGCGCATACATTCTCAAAATTCGTCGTTTATCTTTGCCACACATTTTCATGAGATATTGAATTATGATGAAATAGAAACGTTGACCAATATGGTAATTTATCATATGCATGTATACTTTGATCGTGAAAAACAAACTATGACATATGAACGCACATTAAAACCAGGTGCTGGTACACGTAATTATGGGTTGGAAGTATGTAAATCTTTGTACGTTGATGAAGAATTTATGAATCAAACATATGAAATACGTAATAAATATTTTCCTGAAAGTAGAGGTGCTTTGAGTTATAAACCAAGTAGTTATAACGCCAAGAAACTGAAAGGAATGTGTGAAATGTGTCAAAAGGTAATTAGCAGTGAAGTACATCACAAAAAACAACAGAAGGACGCAAATAATGATGGATTTATCGAGAATTTACATAAAAATCATGTATCAAATTTAATGAATCTTTGTGAAAAATGTCATAAAAAGGTTCATATCTCATAAATATATCATTAGAACTGAATTAAATATTATATGTATATGATTATATGGCAGCAATTAATTGTGTCGATATATGTTGTGGATTAAATTGGGGCGATGAGGCGAAAGGTAAAATTGTATCACAACTTTTAAAAAATTCTAAATATGATTGGGTTTGTCGTTGGAATGGCGGTAGTAACGCAGGACATACGATTTATATTAATGATATAAAGTATGCTACCCATATAATTCCCGCTGGGATATTTTATAATATTCCATGCTTCATTGGACCAGAATGTTTTATAAACTATGACGCACTCATAAAAGAAATGAGCTACTTAGAGGAAAGTGGTTTTGATATATCCAAAGTTTATATATCAAATAAAGCACATGTGGTCACGGAAAATCATATAATAGAAGATAATTTGAAATATAAAAAGCAACAAGGTTCGACGGGAATGGGAATAGCACCATGTGCCAAAGATAAATATGCCAGAATGGGTAAAAGAATACAAGATGTAGATGACTTCCCATATAAAAAAAATGTATGGATGAATGATATTCCACCATTAAATGGGAATATTTTATGCGAAGGATCACAAGGTTTTTGGTTAGATATAAATTATGGATCATATCCTTTTGTCACTTCATCTATTACATTGCCATATTCAGCTTGTTCACTTGGATTTCCGCCCCAAAAGATAAGAAATATATATGGTGCAACCAAAGTATATGATACAAGAGTGGGAGTAGATCCTATGTTTTCACATAATGATTGTCAACAATATAACGAAATATTTGACGTTATCGCCAATATTGCTGAAGAGTATGGTACTACCACAAAAAGAAAACGGAAAATAGAATGGTTAAACATTGATAAACTTATTTATGCTATTAACATAAGCGGAACGAATATAGTTATATTTTCAAAAATAGATATATTAGATAAAATTAATACGTATATTTATATACATAATGGGAAATATATAATTAGTTATACAAATGAACAATTTATCAAAGATATAAATAATATCATATATAGCGAGTGCAAATTGGTTGAAAGAATAATATATTCAGATAATCCTATATCTGTAGATATATAGATAAAACATATCTTATTTTTTAATATACAAATAACGAATAATATAATGGTAATTTTATAACCCCATTTTATTTTGCTTGATCGAATTTTCGCGAGCAATATTATGTATTACTTTTGTTATTTGCGGGTAATTATCAAATGATGTTGATTGTTTTTGTATAACAATACATTTATTTGAAAATTCAGAATCTAAATCTTCATAATCTGGATTTGTTTTTTTCCATTGAATTAGTGAACTAATACTCTTTCGTGATACATCTTGTATAGCATTTTGTAATTTTTTATTATTTTCCTCTTTTAACCATTCATCGTGGTCTTTTATATACATTGTCTCGCGTTTCACGTCTGTACAATGTATAGGACGTTGATAAAGAGTTAACTGACGTAGATTATCCATCAATATTTTTGTCATTCCATTAACAAATCCTAGTTGAGCATTGTTTTCTAAATCGTCTCGACTGACCTCAATACGTTGAATAAATTCAGATAAATTAATAGCATCTTTACATTTCTCTCTGAGAAACATTTGAATATTATAATTATTTTGTGTATTATGAATTACAATATTTTCCTGTTTATTTTTTATTTCGTCTAACATTTCTTTTTGTCCATCAATTTGATCACGTTGCTCTATCAATAATGATCTTAATTCAGTATTTTGTTTCATAAGTTCACTTATCGTACCAATATCGATTTTATTTATTTCTTCCTTTACTGTTTCTCTTTCAATTTCCGTATCGTGTAAAACACGAGTTGTACATTTTTTATTATGTTTCCATAATCCCGAGCGATTTTGAAAAATCCGTTCACAAAAATCACACTGAAATTTCATTTTTTGGGAGAAATGGTTTCCATCGGTTTCCATTTTATGTTTACGGGTCAATAAGTGTTTATTAAAATCTTTTTTGTAAGATGTAATATAGTCACATTTATCACACGTATAATATTTGTAGGACTTTTGGGAGAAAAAAGTTTCCATATTTCTTATATTTTGGAAACATAAAAATCCTAAAATACCTCCAAAATTCATTTTTTCTTATCGTCACAAGTTATTTTTTGTTGTTTTTTCTCTTACTTAAACAGTCTCAATCCCATTTTTTCAAAAACCACAAAAATTTAATTTTATTTTTTTCAAAATTGGACATTTTTAAAAATGTCCAAAAATAAATTTTTCAAGAATCTATCCCAAGGGTTTTTTTCAGGATTTTATAAATATTAATATTTTTACTTGATATATTTATTATCAATTATAAATTGTTATCATAAATAGTAATATAATAGGAAATTTCATTAAATAAGGTATAATAGAGAAAGAAATGGGTAGGAGGTGGATAAAAGAAGGCGTGGGAGGAAATGTGAGGTTCATTGAGTGGATTAGGAGGTATTTTTGGCTATATTTTGCATCATTCTCATGGTCCATGCCATAGAAGCCCCACTATGTCCTCCATATAGTTCATTGATCTTATTCATTATTTCTGTAACACGTTCATTTGAATCCCACATAAATCCGCAATTTTCTGGTGGTTCATAATTTTTAATAAAATCCCAGGCTTCTATCTGCGAAATGGCATTGAAAGCTGATTCAAGCATTTGCTTTTCATGGTCACTGTAATTTTCAAACATATTTATAATCTCTAATAGAACGTAAGTAATAAATATACATATATAGTTATTATTCAAATCAATTTTTTTATAGAAAGTGATTAAGAGCTTCGTAAATATTTTCAACCATAATTACTTTGAATTTTTCGTCTTCGGGATTCTTACCCTCGTTAATCATTCTTTGAAACTGTTCCTTGTTTTCTAATGGTATTAATGCTTTTTTAATACCGGCTTTCTTTGCTCCGTTCAATTTAGCATCAACACCGCCAATTGCTAAAACACGTCCCATCAAATCAACTTCGCCAGTCATTGCTACGTCTTGTTTTATATATTTATTACATAAGAAACTAAAAACGGCTATACATATTGCTCCACCAGCGGAAGGTCCATCCTTTGGCATACCAGTGCTTGGACAATGAATATGTAACCCAAATTTCAAATCTTCTTTATTAAAATTAGGACTTTCATTTGTGGTAAGATTAATCGCAATTGTTTCAGCACATCGCATGGACTCTTTCATTGTATCACCTTGTGTTCCTGTAAGAACTAATGATTTACTGGTATATGTCTTTTCAACTTGAATTGGAAGTATACCACCCATACCTAAAGTGTTTGCCCACATTCCATTTATTTGTCCAATTAATGGTTTATCTGATATTGATTCGTGACGCATTTTGTCTCTATGTTTAAATACGTCATTAATTAAAAATCGGTCTATTTTTAAGGATGTATTTGGTTCCATAAGTCTTCGTAAATTTAATTCTTGTATTAAACTTTCTAACATTTTTTTAAGTTGACGAGCACCGGCTTCACATGTATAATCACATATTAATGTTTCTATTTCTTCATTATTAATTAAAATTTCACTTGGTTCTACATCAACTAACTTCGATATCTGAGGTATTAAATGATCACGCGCTACTATCAGTTTATCTTCTATATTTAATGGTTTTGTTTCAATGATAGTCATACGATCTAATAATATGGGATCTATTTTACTACGATCGTTGAAAGTAAATACCATCAAAGCTTTTGATAAATCTAGTGGTATACCTTCAAAATATTTATCATAAAATTCATTATTTTGAGTACTATCGGTTAAATGTGTTAATATACTTATTATTTCAGTTCCATGTTCAGTTTTACTTACTTTATCTAGTTCATCGAACAAAAATATAGGGTTCATACATTCGCATTCCATTAATATATCTACAATTCGTCCCCATGTAGAACCGACATATGTGAAGCCATGACCTACTATACTAGAAGCATTTGTTGAACCACCTAATGGAATAAATCCTACTGGTCTTGGTTTACTATTTTTATCAATTAAACATTTTGCTAATCCATTTTTTATTAATGTTGTTTTACCATTTCCAGGAGGTCCTTCTAAACCTAATACAATACCAGATTGTCCACCTGAAATCCATTGTGCTAATAATCGTTTTAATTGTGTTTTTACAAGTTCATGTCCATGTACACAAGACTCAAATATTTCTTGTACTTTTTCCAAATATTCTTGTTGTTTATCTCTTGCTCGTTGCATTGAACAATAGGCATCTATACAAAAATTGCGTGTCTCTTCAATTTCGCTGAAATCTTCGAATAATTTCATATAGTTTCCACCGTATTTTTTAATATCATAATTTGGATACCTTGATATGAATTGTATATATAATTTTTTACCAGGATCGTCTAGATCCGTTTCGCTTTTTATTTTATTAAATGGAATTTTTAATAGACCGTCCAAATATTTTTCCGCTTTCGGAGAATTTTCAGATGAACCTTTTATTGTTTTTAGTTTTTCTCTTCCTTTATTTTTAATTCGTTCTGATGTATCTAATCTTTCAATCCTTTTATCATATGGTTCTTCGTCAAATATTTCCTTTTGTTTTCTAGGCGAAGGGCATTTTAAAAAAGTAATTTTCTTTTGATTTTCCCAATCTAGATATTCTTCCGGAAATGGATTTTTGGAATATAAATAATTGGCTAATGAGTCTAATCCTACTTCAAATAAATAATTAATTTTTTCTATTTTCATAGAATCGGTAAAAAATAAATATTCACTGGAAATAGTTTCAACATCGGATATTTCATAGAATGGGAAACGATCCTTTAACATTTTAACTCTATTAGTTAAATTTCGTATGTCTATAGAAATAATATCTCTATAACTAATTGAATTAATGTAATTTTCTACTTCATCTTTGTTAAAATTATATTTTTGTTTTATATCATTATAAAGTAAATATAATGGCAATTCTTGTCTGTATAAACGCATAGTATCACGGTCTATTAATCCGAAAACTCGTATTGTGAAAAAACATTGATTTATTTCTACACATAATCCGTATAATTTACCATCTATATCAGTGAAACCGGGTCTTGAAGCACAAATATTCAAAACATTGGCTTCGTTTTTTTTATATTCTATTACGCAAGTTAATGGACAAATATTGTATAAATATATGTTTTTGAAATCTTTAATTGTCACCATTGTTTGTTGTGTAAATCCACATATTAATTCATCTTTGTTAATATCTATTTCGAGTTGAGAAAGTGTTTCGTTTATATTTATGAAACCATTGTTTACTACCATTTTTTTCCAAATATATTCTAAATATTTCATGTAAATTTTACGAGTACAAAATGGTATAGAAGGCATGATATTAATTAAATCATACATTTTTTTAATTTTCTCCATTTTGGCAAAACGCATAAGTGGTTCTAGTTTACAATTACCAATGTGTGTCGTCATTTGACTTAATAGCGTTTTAAGTTGTTTTCGCCTTACGTAATGTAACGCAATCATTTCTAATTGTTCCCACATATTTCGATATAATATATATATATTTTTAAATATATAAATATATTTGAATATAGTTATATGATACCATTATATAAACCTATGTATTATATTGACAGCTTATTCAGTCTGTCAAATAACGAGTTTATATTATTATTTAATATTTTTAATGAAAATAATGGCCCGTTAATTGTTGATCAAAAAAAACTTGTACCATTGGATTTGTCGCATTTTTATACTTGTGGAATTGCTAGTTTTAAAAAATGCGATATAAAAATAATGGTATTAAATGTAAATAAAAAGTATGATAAAAAAGAGGAATTTGAATTTATTCTTAATGCTTTAGTAAATGAAAGTATTCGGCGGAATTTATATCATGATAGTGATAGTGATAGCGAAGATGAGTTGTATTTTTAATATTCAGTTGGGTTTATACAATTTCCAAAGCATTTACCATTGAAATAATAATGGTCTTTATGACTTATATCCGGATTATTATAATTTTCTGTCATTATTGGACCATTTTTGTTACCAGCAACACATTTTTCACCACCTAGTAATACACAGCATGTTGTTGAAGCACATACTTCATTATCTATTTTATTACATATTTCTTCAGTCTTTGATGGATTACTATGTGTATAATCACAAAATCCTGCTAAAGATGATGGACTA